GGATTTAAAGGCATTAAAGGGCAAAAGAACTTCCACCGCCGGCTCTGTTCGCGCCAGACGGCTAACCCTTAACGCTTGAGGGTCCGAGATCTGATGACGGGGATCCAACTGAGGCTGTTTTGCCTCAAATTCGTCTTTCCCCACCAGCATTCCAGTCCACTCCAAAGCCATGTCTCGCAAGCGGTAAGCCCTACCAGACCGGTCGGATATTCCCAAGGCATATTTCCCGGTTGCGTATCTAGCCATCTTAAATCCGCAACGATTGAGGGGAGGGCACTAATCGAAGAGGAAGACCATGATCGATATCCTCGGAAGAAGCTCTTAAAAACTCTTCCTCATAGATCAGTTTCAAACCTTCCATGCGTTGGGGAGACCGTTTCAAGGCAATCTGGAAAGCCAGACCAGCCACAAGACAGGGGAGAAATCTGAAAGGGACATCTGCCGTNTTGGCGGCAGCATCAGCATCTTGGATTCGTTTAACCCTGTAATAAATTATCGAATCAGTGGAGTTCTCGGGCGCCGGCCATACAGTGAGTGTCGGCGTGATTTGCCGNTCCACATAAAACTGAGTAGGCCGTCCTTGCGTCGTTTTAGTCGGAATACTGAGGTATTCCTGCCGACCAATTCTGGTAATGGAAATATCCTCACTGTTGCGGCGGACAACGGCTTCCAGTATATCTCCAGAAGCCTGGACATCGGCTAAACTTGGGTTTGCGCTGATGGTAGTACTTGCCGCGCTGCTAGAGCCCGTGATGGTTTCCCCCGCCGTAAAGGAACCGGAAGGAACAGTTAGAGTAATCGTTGTAGAAGAGGGTTTGGAGATGATAGAGGCNGTGACACTGCTGGTTCCACCCGTGATGGTTTCCCCCACACTGAGATCAGTGGAGGCTCCCACCGTAGCAGTAATAGCTCCTAGGGGATAGGTCGTTACAGCGGAGGTACTGGAAAGCTGGGCTACACTCTGAGTGACTTGGTCAATCGTCCAAAGATTCAGGCCTCGATTGGCCCAATCAGCGAACAGTAAATTCAATGATCTCCGAGCGGTGAGACTATCGTACCCAGTACGAAACTCCAAACCACATCTTTCAAAGGCCTCTTCTGTAATGTCGGCCATATTTAAGTTGAAATCAACCGAACCAGAAGTTGCCATAATTCTTACCTACCCCCACAAAGTCAGCCGTACTGCTATCACCAACTGACCAAAGATTAAAAACCCAACCCCCCATAACGCTTTGGAGATGAAATCAAGAGATTTTTGAACATGATACAAATCATTGTTTTTAATGACCTCGATGCGTTCCGAGAGGACTTTTAACTCCCCCCAGATTTTAACCAGNTCGAGTTCATTCTGTCTCTCNATCTCGGGCATGTTCTAAAATTCTTTTATGCAGTCCAGGACAACGGTGTACGTGTCNCCCGCCCCGTGTCCCACAGTGGTGAATTTCAAATCCCCCGTGGGACTNGAAGCACTATTGAGGAGGCCACCAAAGGAAGAGAAGTCAAACTCTCCCTGGTAGCCTGAAGGGAGTTCCATGGCCAATGTATCAGTGGAGGCATCCCACAAAACCTTCAACGAGAGTCCAATCGTGCTGAACCACACTCGGTTGATACGAAGATTGCTGCAAGCTGTGCCATCTTGAAGGGACGACAAACCAGAAACATCCACCGCCATGACGGCACTTTGGCCGGTGTCTACATAGGTGTAGGCGAAAGATTTAACTAGCCTTCCGGGACCATCATCGATGATCTTCTCCGTAAAAGTATCGGCCATAATCTACTCCTTAATTTCCCCCGATAAGACCATCATCTTCTACGGTAGATCATTATACTGGATCATGCCATCCGTAGTTCTTTGAGCGGCGACCCAGATATAATCGCACCAAGCAGCATCTGCTGTGGTCGTTCCAGACATGGCACCGAACCACGGCGTCAAGGCTGAAGTGGGTATGTTCCCCGTAGTAGTTGTTTTCAGCACTCGGTCAACATAGAACTGCACCTGTCCCGTGCCCTTAACAATGAAGCCTAAGCGCCGGGTATTGGTGATAGTAGACGAAGACTCCGCGCCATCAGCGAAATCAATGCCGGTATCCGTTTTGGTTTCTGTTCCACCGCTATCGCAGTTCGCGTAGATATCGGCAGCGCCTTCTACCAAGAGAAAACCGATTTGATTGTTCGCGGTAAAGGGGACACCAGTAGCAAATGTGCCATTTTCCGCCAGTCCAACAAACATATCCATGTCGTCAGCATCGGCTACTGCAACACTTGCTTCAAAAAAGATAAGTTTATTTGACGCGGCCATGAAAATTTCATTGCCCTGAATAGAACCACCGGAATTATCGGTTGAGCCATCTCCAGTGGATTTGGCCCATCCGCCAACATGATCTGCTAGGCAAGTTAATGTACCACTATTGAGGACTTCCTTTGTCCAGTCGTCAGTGTCATCAATATCAATCCCCGTAAAGTCATCATACTTGAAGACAAAATCAGGATTGATCTGCATCGGAAGATTTTTAAACCATGATCCTAAAGCGCTGGCATCACTACCGTGACCGCTATACATAATAGGACCAGAAAAACGTGTCGTACCCATGGTACACCTCCTTACAAAGGTTTTGCCCTAGAGTCTTCGTAAGCGTCTGCTGGGTCAGTCGCTAGGGCTAGATTATCCCAGAAAGGAGGGAGAGGGTTGCCCCTCTCCCCAGTTTTCACGCGCCAGGAGAGCCGAACACACAACGTGGGTCAGACCAGCCGAAGCTATAACGCTCGCGGGCCTTGAACCGCACATTTCCTGTGTCAAAATCGCCTTCCATCTTCGTGGACATAGGCATACGCTCAAAGTGGAGGAAGCCACGAGGAGCATCGGTTTTAATAAACCAAGCGTCTGTGTCCGTCAGATAGTGGTTAACGACATAACCCTGCGGGAGCATACCCATGTTCCGCGTAGCATTGATGTCATTATCCGCAGTCCCTGGACGAAGAGTCGATTCGAGCAACCTGTCTGCAACGAATTGCAGGTTCGGCGGAACGATTAACTTTTCGCCACGAACCGAAACCTTCAGGCCGCGCTCATCAACAAAGGCTGCAATATCAATGAGAGCATTCTCAAGACTCGTTTCGTTCAGGTCAGCGGCTGTACTGGGTTCGTTACGAAGATCGTTATTGTTCGTAAGAGGGTGATCCGTTGCACAGAGTTCTTTGGCATCACCACCAGTGTAGCTACTATCGAAAGCATTATTAAGCGTGGCGGCACCTTTTACCTGTTTAGTGTTCGCCATGCTGCGAGCCAAAGCTTTCGTATAGCGGGATGCAAGACGATCATAAAGATTATCTTCAATCGCTTCTTCCGTGATGGAGAAAGCGAGAGCGATAGTCTCATGCGTATATCTTGCAGTGTACGCTTCTTGTGCATCATCAAACGATACAGCCGTACCTTCAGCCTTTACGGGTGCTGACCCAAAACCTGAAAGCATGACCTCCTCCTCAAAAGCTCGCTCTGAAGATTCGGTCTCGTAAATCTCGGCTGATTCGTTATCGAACCTGGAATACTCAAGACCAAAAAGGGCTTTGAGTCCAGGCTCTAGCTCTTTCGCTAGTTGGGCTCTACTAATAGCCATTTTATGACCTCCTATACGCCAGTGGTTGAGACAGTGCCAGCCGCAATGGACCCTGTCGGGGCATTGAAACTGTTGTTCAACCTAACGATTGCACCAATACCGGCAGCAGAAAAATCAGCGTTCTCGGGATCGTCTTGCCAACCCATGATACGCATGTTCAGGGTATTGGTTGTGGCAATTGTACTAATATCCAAACGACCAAGAGAAACGCCAGTCGCATCAGTGCCGGTAGTAGCCGTAGAAAAGTTTGCATTTGCAAAGACCGCGGCTCGAGCAACAGCTTTACTCGTCCACGTAGCGTCTGTAGCAATTACAAACAATTGGTTCGGATCGTCAGCAACATACGCCTTAACGGGATGGTTGCTGTCAGCCCCAGAACCGGGCCAGTAGTTACTCCATACGGGCTTGCCTGTCGTACTAGACACATATTCACAACCCATGAAAACACCGACAAGACTAACAGTACCACCAGCAGCAGCGCCTACAATGTCAATATACCCTGTGGACAGGGGGAGGACAGGCGAGCCATGATAGATCTTGCTAGTGTTACCATTGGCGATTTCATACATTGTGTAATTAGCAACCCCGGTCGAATTCGAGCCTTCCCCAAGCTTACGCAAGGGACGAAGCCCAAAACTTCCGTTGCTATTTGCCATAATTTATGACTCCTGGCCCTCTCCTTGAGGACCTCCAAAAGTTACACGAGTTTGCCTATCAGGCTTGCTGATAGGCATAGCGGGATGTTGTTCGCGAGCTAAGTCGTTATCAACAGCGGTCATTTGATCATGAGTCATGTTACGATAGTAATCGTTACGTTCCTCAACAATCTCGACCGGAACCTTGGCTAAAAGGAGACCTCCAACACCAACCACACCAGCGTGTTTTCCATCCTCGATGGTCGGAATATCAAAGTCGGGGTATTCTTCACCGCGCACCAACTCATATCCCTCGCGGGAACGTGCCGATACATTTTTGCGGTCATCAAAACCCATAACTTCTGCCCGTATCCATCGATGCTTGTAACCTTCCGGTGCAGGCGGTGCGTCCAACATGGACGGTGGTTTCCAAGGTTCTCTGCGTGCCTGGTTTGCACGAGTCTCATTTGCCCGAGGCGTTCTCGTAGACTTTTGGTGAGTTGTGTTCTCAGTAGCCATGATTAATCCCTCACGTATTTAGCATATTCTTCAAGAGGCACATTCAGCCTCTTTGCAATTGCAACTTGAGAGGGCGTTAATCGCACAGTTTTTCGTCCACTTCTGTTGCGGGATGCGGAAGACTCGGCTGACGCAACCTTACGGCTTCCCCCGTTACTTCTGGACTTAGAATCGAGTTTCTGAGGAAACTCTGATCTTAGTCGTGTGTCCAGTTCAGCATAGTAGTCGTCGGAGGATGGGTCAAACCCTTCATCCTCAACTAACCGTCTATGAATGCCAAATGCACCATATGTCATAACCTCATCCCGGCCAAACCACTCATTTCGAGTGGCCCACTCCTCTGCTTTGGGATCGGGAGACGCGGGTGGCGTCTGGGATGCGGGTGGCGTCTGGGATGCGGGTGGGGCAGCAGCACGAGGCGCCTCTTGCTCCNGGGAAGATTCGCTTCGAACGGCTTGGAGAACATTTTTTTCCACCGTTAAATTAGCCAAAGCCTCCTGTGCCTCGACAATCTTGTCTATATCTCCGGTCTCATGAGCCTGTTTCAAAATTTCCTTGGCGGAATCCAGTTGGTTTGAGACCCGGCTCTCAAACTGCTCCTGATACCCTTTATCCAGAGAATCCATACGTTGCTTGAGAGATGTGTTCTCTCTATGCACATTTTCTGCGTACTCAATCGCAGACTGTTTTTGGCGCTCTTCCTCGCGAAAACGCTTGGTTAGATTATTAATGCGAGTTTTTACGCCCGTACTATACTCCTCAAGCTCGTCTTCGGAGTCTTCGGAAGTACGTGCCTGCGCCGGTTCCTCCTGCTCTGCCGATAAATCCACATCGACCGGGCTTTCTTCGTCGTC